CTTATCAGATTTAGCAAGTGCTAGTACAGCTAGGGGTAATCTTGGCTTAACTATTGGCACTAATGTTCAAGCATATGATGCAGACTTATCTGCCATAGCAGCTTTAGACAAAACAGATAGTAACTTTATAGTAGGCAATGGCTCTACATGGGTACTAGAAAATGCTAGTACAGCAAGAACTTCACTAGGATTGGGTACAGCAGCAGTTACAGCAACTGGTGCATATGCAACAGCAGCACAGGGTACAAAAGCAGATAACGCTGCTGCCAAAGCAAGCAACTTGTCAGACTTGGCTAGTGCTTCAACTGCAAGAGATAATTTAGGTGTAGAAATAGGTGCTGATGTTCAGGCTTTTGATGCTGATCTATCCGCTATTGCTGCACTAGATAAAACAGACAGTAATTTTATTGTAGGCAATGGTTCTACTTGGGTGGCAGAAACTGGTGCTACAGTTAGAACTTCTTTAGGATTAGGAACAGCAGCTACCACAGCAGCTTCAGCTTACGCTACAGCAGCACAAGGAACTACAGCAGACAATGCTTTAGCAGCGTCAGCAGTGTCTACTTTTGGTGGTACACTAATAGATGATGCAAATGCAGGAGCAGCTAGAACTACATTAGGTTTAGGTGATGTTGCTACTACAGCAGCCAGTGCCTATGCTACTGCTGCTCAAGGAACTAAAGCAGATAATGCAGCAGCTAAAGCTAGTAACCTATCTGACTTAGCAAATGTAAGTACAGCAAGAGATAATCTTGGAGTACAGATTAATGATGATGTAATAGGTTATGTAACACCTAGCACTTCTGGTAATGTTTTAACTTCTAATGGTTCTGCTTGGACAAGTGCAGCATTACCAGCAGCAGGTAAAATATTACAAGTTGTTCAAGGTACTACTTCAACAGAAGTTATAAGCACTGTTACCTCAGATACTGACACAACTTTAACTGCAAATATAACTCCAAGTGCAACATCAAGTAAAATTTTAGTTCTTGTTGAGCAAGCTGGTTGTGGTAAGCGTAGCGGAAATAGTTGGCTAAATTTAAAATTAGTAAGGGGTAGCACTACAATTATTACTTTTTGTACATTTGCTGCTTATACAGGCACTACTACTGATAACATGATTGGTACTATTAGCACTTCTTTTTTAGATAGCCCTAGCACTACTGATCAAACAACTTATAAAACTGTAATGTCTACAGGAAATACTCCAATAAGTCTTTTTGTTCAAGCAGATGATGCAGGAGCGCAAACCTCTACAATTACTTTAATTGAGGTAGCAGGATAATGGCAAACGAAATTAAAACACGAGATGCAATACAATCTTTAAAACCTAATGCTAAGTGGACACTAACAGGAAGTAGTTTAAATTGGTTAGATTCAGAACAAACAGAGCCTACATCAGATGAACTAGCAGCAGAGGTTATTAGGTTACAAGCAGTTTATGATGCAAAAGCATACCAGCGTACTAGGTCTTTAGAATACCCATCAGTACAAGACCAACTAGATATGCAATATTGGGATAGTGTTAATGGTACAACTACTTGGGCAACTGCAATAGCTAAAGTTAAAACAGATAACCCAAAACCATAGGTAATTATTTATGTCTAACATGACAGATTATGAGGCAGGACAGTTAGTAGCAGTAGTTACTCAGCTTAATAATGAAATAAGTGAAATGAATAAAACTTGTAGTCAGCTATCTAACCGAGTAAACGAATTAGAAAAACAAATGGCTAAAGGTAAAGGAATGTTTGCTGGAGCTATATTTATAGCAATGGGATTAGGTGGTCTTGGTAGCACCTTATTCTCTAAATGGTTTAATTAGGATACAAGATATGACTTACTTAGATATAGTTAATAACATTTTAAAACGATTAAGAGAGCGTACTGTATCAACAGTCAATGAATCTTCTTACTCTAGTTTGATAGCTGTAATTGTTAATGATGCAAAAGAATCAGTAGAAAATGCTTGGAACTGGAGTGCATTAAGAACTACATTAAGTGCTACTACAACCAGTGGTATTTTTAACTATGAACTAAATGGTTCTTTAAATGCCTTAACAGTATTAGATGCAACAAATGTAACAGATAACTTTTTCTTAGATTACAAAGCAGCACACGATTTTAATAAATTCTTTTTAAGTAATGATGTAGCAATAGGCTCACCTTATTACTATTCGTTTAACGGGGTTAGTGCTGATGGTGATACACAAGTAGACCTATATCCTATACCAGACAAAGAATACACAATTAGATTTAACTGTGTACTTAGGTCAGACGATTTAGTAAATGATACTGATACATTAACTGTACCAACTAAACCAGTAGAGCTATTAGCTTATGCAATAGCAGTAGAGGAGCGTGGTGAAGATGGTGGTATCAACCCTGTTAGTGCTTATGCTAGAGCTACTAATGCTTTACAAGATGCAGTAACTTTAGATGGTAACAAACACCCAGAGGAGTTAGTGTGGTATGAAAGCTAGAACAATTTTAGTACCTGCTGTAACTACTAGCTCTGCTACTTATTATACAGTACCAGCAAATACAAGAGCAAAGTTAGTAATGTTTCATGCAGCTAACACAGCAAGTTCTGGTGCAACAGTAGCTAACGCAAGTGTTAAAGTTGGAAGTACAGTAACACCTATATTTAAAACATTGTCTATAGCTTTTAGTAGTGTATTTAATGCAGGATTTACTGACACATCTTATATAATGCTAGAAGCAGGTACATTGATTGTTGCACATTCAGATAATGTAAACACTTCATTAATCTTTACAGTTGAAGAAGTACCATTTATTGTGAGTACAAACTAATATGGCAAAAGAATTAGTAACAGCACAGTTAGTAGCACCAGCTTTTTTAGGTTTAAATACTCAAGACTCTAGTGTATCTAACGACCCTACCTTTGCACTAGAAGCTAACAACTGTGTTATTGATGAGTTTGGTAGACTAGGTGCAAGACAAGGTTGGTTTTATCGTACAACAGGTAGTGATGGTATTAACTTATTAGGTATGCACCCTTTTTTAGATGTAACTGGAGCTAACACTTTAATATCTTGGAACGCTAGTACATTTAAAAAAGGTTTTACATCTCTTAGTACAATAACATTAACTAGCACTGATACTATTAATGCTGGTAACTGGGCTTCAGCTACACTAAATGACAGAGCTTATTTTTTCCAAGCTGGTTTTAAACCAATCTATTATACTAATGAATCTACAAATGACGAGTTTAAAACTATAGAAAGTCACGCTGATAAAACAGGAACAGCACCACTAGCTAACATAGTAATGAGTGCTTTTGGTAGATTGTTTGCAGCAGATACTAGCACTAACAAAACTACTGTATTCTTTTCTGATTTGTTAGATGGTGTTGCATGGGGTAGTGGTAGTGCTGGTAGTATTAACATATCAGGTGTACTACCAAAAGGTTCAGATGTTATTACAGGGCTTGGTAGTCACAATGGTCAACTAATTATATTTTGTAAAAACCACATTATAATTTACAAAGACAATGATAGTTTTCAAGGCAGTTTTGATGTCAACACTTTAAGTCTAGTAGAAGTATTAGAAGGTGTAGGTTGTATAGCAAGAGATTCAATACAGAACACAGGTGAAGATATTTTATTTTTATCTGCTACAGGATTAAGAAGTTTAGGTAGAACAATACAAGAAAAGTCAGCCAAGTTAAATGACATATCTAAAAACATTAGGGATTCTTTTGTAGATTTAGTAGGTAAAGAAACAAATCTTGGTTTGGTTAAATCAGTTTATTTTCCTGAACAAGCATTTTATTTAATCTTTTTACCTACTGCTGGTACTGCTTATGTATTTGATACTCGTAGACCACTAGAAGATGGTAGTTATAGAGTAACAACTTGGAACGATTTAAACCACACAGATTTTGTTTACGATAAAACAAGTAAGGCTTTATACATAACACAAGCTAATGGTATAGCAGAGTATGGTAACTTTACTGATAATGGTTCTTCTTACACTATGAGTTATTTTACTAACCACTTTGATTTAGGCTATCCAAATATTAATAAGCTATTAAAGAAAACTGCTGTAACTGTTATTGGCTCTAGCGCACAATCATTTAATATTAAAGCTGGGTTTGATTATCTTACATCATATTTTTCTTTTCCATTTACAATAAAAGACACACCAGTGTCAGAGTACGGAATAGCCGATTATGGGGCAAACGCAACTGTAGTAGCAGAGTACCAAGCAGGGGTGTCTTTAGATAGGCTAAATTCGTCTGTATCGGGGTCAGGGAGTATCTTTCAAATAGGTGTGGAAGCAACTATTGATGGTGGTTCTTTGAGCATACAAAAATTAGATGTTTACGGAAAACTAGGTAGGACAATATAAATGAGTAATTATTCAAAGACAACAGACTTCGCAGCTAAAGATTCGTTAAGTACAGGCAATGCTAATAAGATTGTAAAAGGTACTGAGATTAATGATGAGTTTGCAGCAATACAAACAGCAGTTAATACTAAGGCTGATATAAATAGTGCAACCTTAACTGGTACACCAGCAGCTCCAACAGCTTCAGCTTCTACAAATAACACACAAATATCTACAACAGCTTATGTAACAAGTGCTATCACTACAGCAGTTGCAGCAGCCAAAGCAGCTTTGTTTCCTGTAGGAACTATTTATACACAAGCAGCAGTATCTACTAATCCTAGTAGTTTACTAGGTTTTGGTACATGGGAAGCGTTTGGTGCTGGTAAAGTTATGGTTGGTATTGATAGTGGTAATACAGCGTTTGATACTTTAAATGAAACTGGTGGTGTTGCAGATTCTATTATACCAGCTCACACTCACACAGCATCTTCTGCTGTTACTGATAATGGTCATTTTCATAGTATGTCACATAAAATTGGATTAGATGGGTCTTTTCCACAAGGGTCTGGTTCTAGTACAGCTTCTGACTACAACACTAATTCAGCAACAACAGGTATTACTGTAGCAACAACAGTCAACTCTGCTGGTGAAAGTGCTACTAATAAAAACTTACAACCTTACATTGTAGTTTATATGTGGAAGCGTACTGCGTAGTATGGATAAAGTTCCTGTAGTAGAGGACAAGGCTTTTACTTTGTACTTAGAAGAATACGAACAATATTTAATTATACACTGTGATGTTTATAAATGGTTAAAGAGTACAAGAAAGAAAATGGAAGTTTGTTTAGAGTATTTACTAAAACAAAACAACAGACCTATTTATGCAGAACATTTAGTTAATGATGCAAAGCACACAAAGTTTTTAAACATATACGGATTTAAATATTATGGAGTTATACAAGATGATTTTGGTAAACAGCGAGAGATATTTGTTAGAGGGAGTAAGTAACAATGGGTAGTATTTTTAAGAGTAAAAAAGCTAAACCAGCACCAGCTTATGCAGGAGCGCAGTTTCAACCTTATACTTATACTAGCACATTAGGAACTACTACTGGTACACCTAGTGGTCTTGCTTTTAATGTTGATTCTACTATAGATCCACAATTAACAGCTTTACAACAAACTGCATTGGGTGCAACACAACCATTTTTACAAGGTTATCTTGGTCAATCACAAGAAGCAATACCAATGTTTAGTGGTGTTGATGATGGTGAACAAAGAGCTGCTGATATATTTAGAACACAGTCTTCATTACTTCAACCTGAGTTTGCTCAACAAAGACAACAACTACAATCTAACTTGTTTGGTAGTGGTAGGTTAGGTTTACAGTTAGCAGGTGAAACAGTAGGTGCAGGTGAAGGAACTGGCATGGTTAGTCCAGATGCTTATGGATTAGGTTTAGCACAGTCTAGGGCTTTAGCTGAGTTAAGTTCTAGTGCTAGGACACAGGCACAAGCAGAACAAGCACAAGCTTATGAACAAGCTCTTGGTGGTTACACAACTAACCTAACTTCAAGACAACAACAACTTACTAACTTACTTGGTGGACTTCAAACTGGTCTTGGTACTCTTGGTACTGTTACTGAACTTGAACAGGGTCTTGTTAATCAAGGGCTTAGTATTGAACAAGCTAGAGCTGCTGCCCAATCTGCATCAGCAAGTGGTGGTGCTGCATTAGCACAAGCTGGTACTAAAGCTGCTCCAAGTATGTTTAGTCAAATGTTGGTTCAAGCTGCTAGTGGTGCTGCACAAGCAGGAACTGCTGCCGCTTTGAGTGACAAAAGGCTTAAAACTAATATTAGAAAAGTAGGTGAGCTTGCTAGTGGTCTTAATACTTATTTCTGGGATTGGACAAAAGAAGCTAAACAGTTTGTAGGAAACCAAATAACTTTTGGGGTAATAGCTCAAGAGGCAATAAAAGTGTTTCCAGAAGCAGTTAGTATGCACCCAGATGGTTATTTACAAGTAGATTATTCGAGGATTAAATAATGGCTATAGATGCTGCATCAAAACTGCAACAATTAATAGAAGAAGTACAAGATTCTAAATCTAAACTTAATGTTGCTGGTTCTAAAAAAATTGAAGACAACACAAAAAAAACACTAGCTGGGTTTCAATCTGGATTAGCTGGAATTAAAAATCCAGATCCAATGCAAGAAGCCGCAAATAAAATTGGTTTTTCTGCTGGTGCTTTTGGAATGAATTTTCTTTTAAAAAAAATGTTTGGTGGAGAAGATGCTCTTAAAGATAGAAAAGAATTTAAAGAACAACGAAAAAGATACCAAGAGTTAAAAACAGAATACCTTTCATCTAAGTTTAAAGATCCAGAAACAGCAGAGTTATTAAGACAGTTAGCTCCAAAATTTGAAAAAGAATCTAGTATTAGAACAGCTCAAAGTGACTATGATAAAATAATTTCTGTTGGTAAATTTTTAGTTGCTGATTTAGAAGGTAAACCAATTCCTTTAGAAGAGCAAATTAAAGAATTAAGAAATAGAGTAGATACAGAGCGTCTTTCACCAAGCGAAAGGTCACTTTATCAAAATGAAATAGAAAGAAGAAGTATGTTGTTTAACGAAAACGCAGAAAAACGAAAAGAAGAACAAGCTATTGTAAATGAAACTCAACGTCAAGAAGCATTATTAACCAGTAACTATGGCGACTTTGAACAATCTTTAGCAGATGACCCACAACTACCAGCTGTTGATGAACCCTTTGATTTAGAAACTGGTTATACAAAAGGTCAAGCAGGTGTTGGTGAACGAACTAGAGGTTACCGAAAAGGTTTGCTTGAAGAACTATCTAAAAAGAAAGGTGATTTTGGAGATTAATACTTTATGCCATTACAAAGATATAGAGATCCAGTAACTAATCAAATTGTTGAAGTTGATGTTTCTTTAGACCCAACCAGAGAAGAAGTTTTAAAGGCTTTAGCTGATAGAAGGGGTACAGAACAAGTACAACAACAATCAACACAAGAAGAACCAATAACAGATGATGGTAGCCCAGAAGTAAGTGATATAGTAAAAGGCTTAACTGCTGAAATAGCTATTGCTGCTAGTGGTCAAGCTGCTGGTGCTGCTAGTGTTGTTGGTTATATACCCATTGCATTTGCTTCTGGATATGCAGGGTCTGCTGCTGCTCAAGAAATAGAAGGCAGAGAAGATTTTTCTTATGGTCGTGCTATTACTGCTGGCTTAATAAACCTTATACCTTTTAGTAACACTGTTAAAGCTGTTAAAGCAGCAGCTAAAACTGCTGAAGCAGCAGGAAAGACTTTATCTAAAGGTCAGATATCTGCTATGGTTACAAAAAGAGAAGCTGTTAGAGGCTCTGCAATAGGTGCTGGTGAATCTGTTGGTACTCAAATTATTGATGAAGGTGATGTTGAATTAGAAGATGTATTTATTATGGCTGCTGGTGGTGGTATTTTAGGTGGCACTATTGGTCGTGCAGGTTTAGGTGTTAAGAACATATCTGATTCAAGAAAAACAAAAAAAGTTTTTCAAAAAATGGCTGGAAAAACACCAGATGAAATAGATGAAATGGTTGCTAAAGGAGAAATATCTCCTGCTGATATAGCACTAGCTAGTCCAGTTAAAGGTAAGAACGGATTGGTTGCAGCAAATAAAATTGCTGAAAAAGTAAAACTTGGTGTGTACACAAAAGCTCAAGTAGATATGGTAAATAGAATTAATGCTATGCAACAACCTACATCTTGGGAAAATTTAAAAAGTCAATTTCTTCCTAGCACATTCTTAGGTAGAAAAACAACAGATGCAGTTTTTTATTCTAAAAATATAGACGTAGCAAGAAAAGATATTTCTACTAAAATAGCTACTACACTAAACACAGCTATTAAAAAAGACCCAGCTATAGAAAAACATATTGATGATTATTTAGGTGACCCTAAAAGAGTTATGACAGATAGACTTAAAGAAGTTCCCGAAGTAGCAGGGGCTTTACGCAAGTTTGATTCTGAACTTAA